GGTTCATGGTCGCCAACTTCTGGAATGAAAGAGAATTGGCTTGTTCAGTTATTTGAAACAGATGCTAGTGGATTCAAGGCATTTTCGTTCTACGATCAAACAGTTAGTTCTGTTGCGTATTCTGGAATAATATTGAACTCGCCCAGCATAAGAGAATCTATAAACATATTTAATTCTTCATCGTCAATTAGTAACCTATCTATTGAAATACAAGATGATTCTGATCTGAGGCAGGATCTATTATTTGGCTCTAATTATTATTTAAATGGAGATGTAAAAATATTCTCTAATCTCGATACTTCTTCAAGTGTAGCTAATTTTAATAATATCCCTCAGATTTATCAAGGAAGATTAGAATCTGTTCAGCATAATGATACAACTATTACATTAAATATCGTAGCTAAAAGACCTTATGATAATGTAACTGTTCCCAATATTTTTAGTGCAGAAAAAGTTCCATCCCCTTTAGCTTATGGTAATTTTAGTGATACAGCTGGAGATAGAACAGCAACTACAAAATTAAATGGAACTCCAAACTTTTTTAGAAAAGTGCCTTTTACTAAATATGATACAGCTGGAATATCTTTTGTAACTGGAACAACTGGAGAAGATGAAGATGAAAATATTTACACCTATCTAAGTAATTATGATGCTTTTATACATTATACTGCTGGAGAAACAGAAAACTCAGCAGTTGGAAGTGTAAGAGTAAATAAGATGCCAGTAAGTGGTAAATATATTTATCAAGTTCCACCAGTTTCTACTACCTCTTCCACAACAAGTGCAGAAATTACTTTAGCAAATGTAGCTAATTCTTTTGATAATAATGATGCAACCGAAGCAACATTTACTTTTCCAGTAGGTGGCGTTTCAAATGGTACTTACACCCATAAAGAAAGATACACCCTAGATGACGAGATTGCCGAAGGGCAACAAGCAAGAGCATTTTTTGACACATCTAGTGTTAATGACATTCAAGAAGCTCATGTAAAATTATATTTATTAGATGCTGATAATGCAAATGTTGGAACTGGCTCAGAGCAAATTTTTACTGGCAATGTATCTAATCGAACAGCAACTGTAACAGCTACTGGAAATGCAAAAAAGATTGAGGTTGAAGTGCAATTTCAATATGCTTCAGGATCTTCTCCATCAGCAGTTGTAGAATTAAAAGAAGTATTTGCGTATTTAACAAAATTTGAAGATGACATTGAATTTGGCTATTTAGGTTATAGTGGTGAGCCAAGAGGTTATAAATCATCAACAACAAGAGTTGATAAAATACACGAAGCACATCGTTCTTTTGTTCATAGTATATTAGGAGTAGATACGGATGGAGCTGGTTCAGCCGATCCGACTGGATGGAGTGATTTAGACACCGATAGAAGCTCTTGGACTATACGTTATAATCAACTAGAACCATTACCAGCTAAAAAGATTTTAGATAAGATGCAGTTTGAAGGTGGATTTATAAGCGTATTTGAAGCTGATGGAGATGTGAGATATATTCATGTAAAGAATAGTTATAGCTCTGCTAATCACACTTTAGATAAAAATGATTTAGCTAATATCCAATATTCACATACACCAATCTCAAATATCATAACAGATATATTGGTTAATTATGATCCACACCCAGCAAAGAGTAGATTATATAGAAATCAACAAACAGCATCAGAATCAACAATTAGAAGTAATTACAATATAGCAACTGCTCAAGTTGTTACAGTTAATCTTGATATGCTATCTGGAGGAATAGGATCAGACTTAACACCATCAACAGCTAACGCTGGATTCATAGATTATTATGGAAACTTACGATCTTCTCCAAGAGTTATAATGACAGCAGAAGTTGTAAACCCAGCTAAGTTTAATATGGAGATTGGTGATATATGTACGTTCTCATCTATGCTACCAGCAACTGCATTTAATAAAAGTTTTAGTGGTGGATATTTTATGATTACATCTATTTCAAGAACTTTAGGAAGAATACAAGCACAATTTACGGAGGTTACTTAATGGCAATTTCAACAGCAGCTTTTGATGATGCATCAGATGGTGGATCAAAAGGAACATTTTCACCTCAAATTAATCCCAATATCGGAGTTCAGTATGGCACGAATTATGAGGGAATCATAAGGAATCAAGCCATTGGTGGTGAAGTTTATACAGTAGAAAGATTTGGAAAAAGAAGAGGTTGGGCTATGACTTATTCTTTTTTAAATAGTACAGATCAAGGAAAGATACAAGCATTGATAGATTATGCAGATGGAAGAAAAAACTTTTTCTTTTTTGATGAAGATGATTTTGGAAGTGGTGTTGATGCAGTTGATGGCCTTGCTAGTGGTAGTGGACATACAAATGGAACTTATACAAATGTAGAGCTAACTGGTGGCTCTGGTACTGGTGTTAAAGCAACAGTTGTAATTAACTCTAATGCTGTTAATTCTGTTTCTATTACGACAGTTGGCTCTGGTTATGCAGATAATGATGAACTGGGAATCCCAACATCTGTTATTGGTGGAAGTGGATCGCCTCATTGTGATGTAAATGGGGTAACTGCTGGAGCAAATTCAATTAAGGTAAGATTTGATCAAGATACTTTCGCTTTTGAGGAAGTGGCACAAGGAGCAACGAGCATAACGCTAAATCTAATAGAACAATTATAGATTTCTCTCCTCCTCTCTCCTCCTCCCCCTGGCGATTATATCAAAGGGGGGAATTTTTTTATTTGTTTTTAATAAAATTAATATTATATTGTATTAATTAATTAACAAGTCTTTAGGAGGACAAATTATGAATACCACTTTTTTAACATCTGATGATTACAAAATCATTGACAAATACGATCTAATTTTAAAGCAAGATTTTATAAAGTTTTGCCCACCACAAAGCCATAGTAAATGCGACTACTATTTTACTTATAAAAAAGATCGTTATTTTCCGACAGATTATGTTAAACCAGACTTTGACTTGACAGGTAAAAAGGCTCAATATTATCTTGATATTCTTAAGTATGGTGTAAACCCACACGAGCCTAGTACATACCCTAATCAATACAAAAACAACCGAATTTTTGCTGAACTTTGTAGTATTTTAATGGATATACACGATGCTGGTTATTCAGAAAAAATCAATTATCATTGTGATGGAGGCAGAGATTTAATTTTAAGTTTTACATTTTATAAAAATAGATAATAAATAAGGAGGACAAATAATGAGCAAAGAAAAAATTACTTGGATTGAAGATGATGGTTTTAACGAAATACTTTGCGTTAAAATGATTGATGGAAGAATATCAAAACAAATAATCAATAGAGCAAAGCAAGGTAGGTTTACAATAACACCTCTTGCAAAGCCAGTAACAGTTTTTAGGAGGACAAATAATGAGTAATGCAATACATTTAATACCACTAAAAAGCGTTGGTATGTTTATAGATTTAACTACTGGAGTTACTTACCCTATGTTAGCTGATGGGATAAATGCTGATCTATACGATGGAATGGCTTGTCATATTAAAGATTTAGATAAAGAATGGTTGAATGATTTAGATGAATCTGATTATAACAAGATTGTTAATCTTATAAAGGATAACGAGGTAAACCTTTGAAAAGAAAAATACTACATCTATGTGCCGATATTGGTAGTGATTCACAACCTTACGCTGATAATGGATACGAAGTTATTAGAATAGGTCAAGAGATAGGGGTAGAAAATTATAATCCACCTCAAGATATTTATGGTATTATCGCTAACCCACCATGTACAGAATTTAGCTTTGCTAGAACAAACTCAAAACATCCAAGAAACCTTGAACAAGGAATGTTTCTAGTAAAACATTGTATGAGAATTATCTGGGAATGCCAATATAATCTACCATATCCAACAGCAAAAAAAACTAATTTGCAATTTTGGATGCTAGAAAACCCATTTGGTTTTTTGCGTAGATTTTTGGGCAATCCAACTTTAATTTATCAACCTTATGAATATGGAGATAATTATAAGAAAAAAACTTGTGTTTGGGGGTTTTTTAATTTGCCAAAGAAAAACCCAATAGAGTGCAATATGCCAAAGTTTGATCAATTAAAATCAAAGCAAATACATTATAAAGGATATGAGCATTTAACAAGAACTGAGCGAAGGTCTATTTCTTCTCCTGGTTTTGTTAATGCTTTTTTTAAAGCAAATAATTAAGGAGGATAAATAATGAACGGATTAGATTTATTAATAGGAATGGCTATCGTTAGTTTGGTAGCCTTTATTCTAGGCAAGATTTCACTGCTTAAACAAGATAGACAGTTTTGGAAAGATAGCTGTTTTATAGCGATGGAAAAGTATAATAACCTTTTAGTTGAGAAACAGATGGGGGAAACAATAGAAAAGGTTTTTGAAAGTAAATCTTTAGATATAAATTAAAATATGGTGGAGGACTATAAAAAAATAATTTGGGCTGTGTGCTACTTACCTCTCTCTCCTTTGGTATGTCCTCCTAACTCAGTATGCAGCCCAATCATATATTTGGAGGATAAATGAATATTAGAGAAAATAAAGATGGATCTGTAAGCCTAATAATTCCAAGACCTAAAGATATGACATTAGAAAGGTTTTTGGTATTAAGTGCTAGGCTTGAAAAGATTGTAGATAGACTAGGAGGGCGAGTTCGTGTCATTGGATAAATTATATCAGATAGATATTGTTTTTGACTTCTACGAAAAGCTAACAAAGAAGAGAATAGAATCTTCTGATTTGGAAACAGCAGTTGAAGAAGCAATAAAATTTCTTAATGATTACAAAGATAATAATGCGTTTGTTCACGAAGCGTGTATGATCATAGCAAAAGAAAAAGTAATAATAAAACAAAAAGTCATTGACTTAATTAATAGGAGGAATAATGGAAAATAAAGAATGGAATAAGTTTTTAGCTGAAAGATATGAACTTGAAGGTCATCATTTCTGGTATCATAAACCATCAGAAAAATGGATTATATCTCATAAGGGCTGTATGGTAATAGCTGAAAAAGAAAACATAAAATTTAGCAAACCAGAGTATATTCAAAATGAGCCAGATCGTATAGTAATGTTTGGTGAAGCTACAATTTCAGATATAGATGGCAATACAAAAGAAGTTTGGACTCATGGAGAAGCCAATCATAAAAATTGTTATATGCCCTATCCTTTTGCTATGGCTGAAAAAAGATTAAAAGATAGGCTTACTTTACAAATTATATCTGCATACGGAGAGGTTTATTCAGAGATTGAAGCTGAAGAATTTGCTGCCGAAAGTAATAGATATGAAAAAAGGAGCAATAACAAATAATGCCTCATCCGTTTTACATGAGGAAGCCAGATAAAGAATTGCCAGAAAAGGCTGTTAAAAAAAGTGATATTGAGGTTGGCACTAAAATAAAACAAATTTTTAATAACCTGGGATCAATTATAAAAATGTTGGTTAAATGGCGATAAAACGTACTAAGTGGGATATAGTGTTTTCCGATTATATTCGCTTGAGAGATAATTGGACTTGCCAAAGGTGTGGGAAGAAATACCACGAGAGGAGTGCAAGTTTACATTGTTCCCACTTTTACGGAAGAAGATCGTGGGCCACCAGAATAGAACCAGCCAATGCTATGGCTCTTTGTTTTGGATGCCATCTTCATGTTGGTAGCTTTCCTATGGATCATGTTCATTTATGGGAAGAAAAATTTACTAAAAAGGAAACTGATAATATCAACAAGTTGCACAATCAATCTTTGGTTAAGAAGAAGGATATTGCTACTGAAGAAAATTATCAAAAACTCAGGAGGATGTTAAATGAAGAAAAAGATAAAGGCTTTGCTAGAGTCAAATAAAAAATATAGAAAAGGAGATTGGGTTTTAATGGCTAGAATATGGTATGACCACTTATCCCATAAAGTCAATAGTATGACAGCATTAGACCTATTAATGATGCTTTCTAAGGGCGAACTGCCTAACTGGGAGTCAATAACAAGAGCCAGAAGAAAGATACAATCTGAAAACCCAGAATTAAGAGATGAGGAAACTTTTAGATTAAGAGAAGAAAGAGAGCTTGAATTTAGAACACGATACTCATCAAGAGATACTTTGTAATGGCAAAGCGATTTTTAGATACTAATTTATTTCGCAAAAGATGGATTAGAGAACTTGATACTGATATGAAGTTATTCTGGATATATCTTTTAACCGATTGTGATCATGCTGGTATCTGGGATGTGGATGTGGAAAGAGCATCATTTCAACTTAAATTAGATTTAAATCAAGATAAGATATTGAAAACATTTGATAGAAAGATAAATAATTTTAAGGTTGATAAATGGTTTATACCTAAATTTGTTCAATATCAATATGGTGAACTTAATCCAAATAATAAAGCTCATTTATCTGTAATTAAGATATTAACTAAATATGGTCTATATAAGGGGCATACAAGCCCCTTACAAGCCCCTAAAGATAAAGAGAAGGATAAGGTTAAATCTAAAGAAACAAAGAGAAATCAATTATTGGACATAAGAGATAATTTAAAAGAATATAAAGAGATATTTATTAATAAAGATGTTAGCCTGGAATTTGATAAATGGAATGATTATATGCTGTCAAATGGTAAAACGTACAAAAATTATTCTGCTGCATTTAGAAACTGGCTAAGAAATGATTTTGACACAGATAGCAAAACAATAGAGAAAAAATTTAAGAAAACAAAAACTGGGTTATTCATAGCATATTGTAAAAAATGCAATAAAAAGAATTACCCTAATGATTATCAACTAAAACAGAGTAGTTGCTGTGGTGTTGATTGGTCGCCTAATCAACTATGAAGATAATAAGTTTAGGATTAGGTATTCAAAGTACGGCTATGTATTTGATGAGCAGTTTAAATCATATAGATCGTGCTGATTATGCTATATTTGCAGATCCTGGAGCAGAACTGCCAGATACTTATCGCTTATGGGATTATCTAAAAGACTGGGCAAAATACAATAACGGAATACCTCTTATTAAAAAGAAAAAGTCTTTATATGATGACATTTTAAAAGGTCAAAATTCATCTGGTAATCGTTGGGCAAGTATTCCAGCTTTTACAGAATCTCAAGGTATGGTTCGCAGACAATGTACAGCAGAATATAAAATTAATGTTGTTGTTCAAGAGGTAAGAAAATTGCATGGTTTGAAAAAATACCAAAGAATGAAGCCAACAACGATGTATTTAGGCATATCTTTAGACGAAATACAAAGAATGAAGCAGTCGCAACTGTATAATATAACCTATGAATATCCTCTTATAGATAGAAAAATTACTCGTGGTGATTGTATAAAATTTTTAGAAGAACGATCATTTCATAATATTAAAAAATCATCATGCACTTTTTGCCCTTTTCACAATAACAAACAATGGAAAGAAATAAAACAAAACTATCCAGAAGAATGGGAAAAAGTTGTGATGGTTGATAAAGCAATTAGAGATAAATCTAAAAAAGGAATGAGAGATAAATTATATTTACATCGCAGTTTAAAACCAATAGACGAAGCATATTTACAAGAAGATCAAGAAGAATTGTTTATGTGTGAAGAGGGCTATTGTGGAATCTAACAAAAAGGAGTTAAAAATGGAAAAAAAATACGTTAATGGAATGCTTTTTAAAGAAAAAACATTCGATAATGGTGGAACACTATTAAGGTTAAGCGTAAAAGTAAGTGATTTTATTGAAGAGTTAAGAAAAATGCAAGATAATGGCTGGGCTAATATCATCATAGCAAGAAGAAAAGAGCCATCTGATACTGGCATAACCCACTATGCTTATGAAGATGAATGGAAGCCAAAGAAAGATTACAACGATACTAACGATCCTCAACAAGATAAAAAAGATACAGAGGACTTACCTTTTTGAATTTAAACCAAATAATTCAAGGCGATGTTTTGGATTGCTTAAAAAACATTCCAGATCAATCTGTTCAATGTGTTGTAACATCTCCCCCATATTGGGGCCTAAGAGATTATAATGTTAGTGGACAACTTGGACTTGAGTCATCCCCAGATGAATTTGTAGATAACTTAGTCAAGGTATTTAGAGAGATTAAAAGAGTATTAAAAGATGATGGAACTTTATGGCTTAATTTAGGTGATAGTTATTATAGGTCTGGCAGCGATCAACCTACTCAAAGAGGGTTATTAAATACTGAAGATATAAATCAAAGATATGGCTTTGATAAAAAGCATAAAAAATCGCATGATGTTTTAAAATCTAAAGATTTGATTGGTATTCCGTGGAAAGTTGCTTTTGCTTTACAAGCTGATGGGTGGTATTTGAGGCAAGATATAATATGGCATAAACCAAATCCAATGCCAGAATCTGTTAAAGATAGATGCACAAAATCCCATGAATATATTTTTTTGCTAAGTAAATCAGCTAAATATTTTTATGATGCTGATGGTATAAGTGAAAAAACATTAACAAAAGACAATACTAATCGAAATAGAGATATAACAAAATTAAACAACACACCTGGTCGAACAAAAATGAATGGCTTAAAAACAAATAACTATGAAACAAAAAATAAGCGATCTGTTTGGAAAATAAATACAAAGCCATATAAAGATGCTCATTTTGCAACATTTCCTCCAGAACTACCAGAGCTTTGTATTAAAGCAGGATCTAAGGAAAATGATATAATTCTCGATCCTTTTTTTGGCTCTGGAACAACTGGATGGGTAGCACAAAGACTTGGAAGAAAGTGGTTGGGTATTGAGTTAAACCCAGAATATATTAAAATAGCTGAAAAAAGATTTTTACAACAGGAACTTTTTATGTAAAGGATAATCCGATGCCAGAACCAAGCCATTTACCTTGCCCTATGTGTGGGAAACCAGACAAAACAAGAGAAGATATACTTCAAGAAGAAGTAGATAATGCTATAAATAATCTAAAATTTTTAAATATTGGATATATGTTAGCATATTATATGACTGATCTTGAAAGAAAAGTGTATTTCTTTTATCAAATTAGAAAAAATACATTTCCAGAAATATCTGAAATCCTAAATAAAAATGAAAACACTTTACGAAAAGCCTGGAATCGCTGTAAAAAGCGTGGTGATAGGGTTTTAGAGGATTCGGTAGATGCCAAAGTTCTAATTCCTCCCTATATATAGAGGGGCATTTATGCCTTACTCGTGATTAAATAATGAAAATAAGCACGAAAGACAGAAAAAATAATGCCTTTGCATGATGTAAAATGCCTCAGATGTGATCACATCCAAGAGGTTTTTTATTTTGTTAATGAAAAACCTGAAGTAATGAAGTGCGAAAAGTGCAATAGTGAGGAAACAAGATACTTAATTGGCAAACCAGCAATTAAGTTTGGTGGAGATATTTGGGAAAAGCAGATGGAGCAAGAAGCTGCTGATAATGGTTGGTAATGCCTAATAAAGAAGCAAAACAACGTAAGAGATCAAAACGCTTATTAAATATAAAGCTCAATAGAGAGGGTAGAACCTCTAACCAGTATCGAAGATTTTTAGAAAAAGAGAACAAGAGGAAATAATGGTATATTATAAAAGAAAAGATGGTTCTGTTTTCGGCAAAGCCGATCCAAGCAAAGAGCAAGATGCAGCCTATAAAAAAGATGGTTGCGTTATTTGTGATGAAAATGGAAAAGCTGTAAAGAAAAAAACCAGTAAAAAAAATAATGCCAAAGGGTAAAGGCACATACGGATCAAAAGTAGGTCGCCCAAAGAAAAAGAAAATGGGTAAGAAGAAAAAGAAGTAATTGTTTGATACCTGCCCAATCAAAAAAAGAATGTGTGGTTTTTGTGGATACGACAAAGAAAAGCTCTTACGATGTGGCTTTGCAGGACCAGAAAATAGAATTGTTTACATGGAAAAGTGTCCATTAGATGCAAAGAAACGCAAAAGAAGATAGTGGAGTTGCATTGAATTGTGAGCTTGTTGGGATTAAGAATCTTAAATCTACTCACAACTGGAGGATTGAGTTTGATGTATATGAGATTGATAGCGATAAAGTAAAACACTTGATGGATATTATTGATAAGCCAGTAGTTGTTGGGATAGTTGAAAGTGAATAAACAAACGATAAGCAGACGATATGGCTAAATTTGAAAAGGGCAACAAGATTGGTAATAGATGGAAGAAGGGTGAATCTGGTAATCCTAATGGCAGAAGAAATGCAGCCAAAGATATTTTAAATAAGTTATTAGATACAGAGATTGATGATAGGACTCAAAAAGAAACACTACTTGCAAAGTTAATTCAAATGGGTATGAGAGGTGATCTGGGTGCAATCAAAGAAGTATTAGATCGTACAGAGGGAAAGAGCAAAGAGCATATCGTAACAGAAGAGTTCAAACCATTAAGAGTTTTAGATTTTGGTGATGATATAATTGATGAAAAGTAAGGGGCTTGTATGCCCCTTGTATGGGGCTAAAGATAAAGATAATGGATAAGGATAAGGATAAGGATAAAGATAAAGTAATTGGATATTTATCTAACAAAAGAGAGAAAAGAGATACTGCAAGACAAGCATCGCTTCAAGGTAATAACAGCTGGGCGAAGGTTCGGAAAGTCGGTACTAGGCCTAGCGTTCCTTTTAAAAGGTCAAATGTTGGAGGGAGAGAATCGTTGGTATATAACACCGACCTATCGGCAAGGCAAGATAACAGTATGGCCAATGCTAAAGCAGATTATGAGGGGCAGAGGATGGAAGATCAACGAAACGGAGCTGAGTTGTACTCAGTCAGGTGTTACGATTGCGATTAAAGGATCAGATGCAAGTGATTCACTTCGTGGAGCAGAATTAAAGAAATGTGTATTAGATGAGTATGCTTATCAAAAGTCTGGAGTGTTTGAAGAAGTGATCTATCCTATGCTTACAACAACCAATGGAGAAGCCATGATGATTGGTACTCCAGATGGTTTTAGCAATAATAACTTCTATGATTACTTCATTAAAGGTCAAGGTAACGATAAGGATTGGAAGTCTTGGCAGTTTAAAACAGTTGATGGTGGCTTTGTTAGTGAAGAAGAATTAGAACTTGCTAAGTCAAACCTAGATGAGAAAGCATATCGCCAAGAGTTTATGGCAAGTTTTGAAACAGCTGCTAATCGTGCAGCGTGGGCTTTCGATAGAGAACAGAATGTTAAAGTAGCAGATGAATTAAGTATGTATAAGATAATCGGCATTGACCACAACGTTGATTATAATACAGCAGTCTTAGCTTGTGTATATGGTGATGGTACTGTTCACTATTACGATGAGATAAGGCAACAGAATTCTAACACAGAGATGCTATGTAAAGAGATGAAAGAAAGATGGAAAGATGTGAAAGAAGTTTATCCAGATCCTGCTGGTTCAGCCAGAAGTACAACCTCACATCGCTCAGACCATCAGATTATAAAGGATCATGGATACACAGTCTATGCTAAGAAGAATCATCCATCGCATAGAGATAGACTAAATGCACTTAATAGAAAGTTAAAGGATGCAACTGGCAAGGTTCAGATGACTGTTGATCCTAAGTGCAAATATTTAATAAAAGATTTAGAGCAAGTTCAGAGAGATCGTAATGGTGGCATTGATAAGAGTAATATAGAATTAACTCACAGCCTCGATGCAGCAACTTATATGATTGAATACAAATGGCCAATAGTTCAACGAATAGCAACGTCAATTCAATGGTGAAAGAACTATGATAGTAGATAATAAAGATTTAGTAAGAAGTAAGTTAAAGGAATTCTTATCTGACATAACGAATGATAATGTTGAGGATCGTTATAGATTCTTATCTTATTACGAGGGTATAGCTCATCAAATGGAGAATGATTTAACTAAATATTTTCCAATTAAAAGTTTAGAAGTACCATTAATCGTACAAAATATTACATCTAAATTAATTAATGCGAGAGCTATTGCTTATAAGAATACACCAACAAGAAGTAATGAAGCGTATATTGAAAATGTTACAAGCCTTGACCAATCAATGCTTACTGCTGAAAGATTAACTTATTTACTAGGTTCGCATTTAATAAAAAGCAGGTACAATGAAGAAACAAAAAAAATTGAATACGACCAGATAATAGAATTTGAACCATTGTTTGAGCCTAGAAGTAGAGAGCCATTTGGTTATATCTACCCTATCTACAATCATGGGCAGACTAGAGATGATAAAGTTGTGTATGCTTACTGGTCTGAAACAGAGCATTTCCTTGTAGATCAGAATGGAAATATTGAATCAGTCAATGAAGAAAATGTAAATCCGTACGGGATTTTGCCTTTTACTGTTTGCCATAGGCACCCATACACGACGGACTTTATGCGTAATGGTGCGACTGACATTGTTAATGCAAATTTAATGATAAATCTATTAATGACCGAACTTGGCTTGGCTATGCGATTACAAGCTCTTGGTCAACCAGTAATATCTGGAGTGGATCAAATGAATCAAGTTGCTTTAGGTGTTGATAAGCCAATGATTTTACCAGAAGGAGCTTCATTCAACTTTGTTTCTCCAGGTGGAAACTTATCGCAATACATAGATTCTATTCGTTTCTATGTTGATTCAGTAGCTTACAATAACAATTTAAAAGTTAAGTGGTCGGTTGGAAGAGAATCATTCGTAAGTGGTGAGGCACTTAAAATGGCGGAAATAGATTTAACTGAAGCAGTTATGGGTGATTACCAAATGATTTGGCGTGACGCTGAAAATAAAAGATTTAAAACCGATAGAAGAATATTAGAAGTTCATGGTGTAAACATACCAGATGAGTTTAGTGTTGATT